ATTAAATATAGTAAATAGGGAGAAGATATGTACTTATCTGAACAATACGAAAAAAAATGGCAGCCTGTCCTAGAACACCCTGACTTACCAAAAGTTAAGGATTCTTACAGACGTGCCGTTACAGCTACTATCTTGGAGAACCAAGAAAGAGCTATGAAAGAAGACGCAGCTTTCTTATCTGAAAGTGCGCCTACAAATGCTACAGGTTCTGCTATTGCTAATTGGGATCCAATCCTAATTTCATTAGTAAGAAGAGCTATGCCTAACCTTATTGCTTACGATATTGCTGGTGTACAACCAATGACTGGTCCAACTGGCTTAATATTTGCAATGAGAAGTAGATACACTTCACAAACTGGAAACGAAGCACTATTTGACGAAGCAGACACAGATTTCTCTAGTAGAAATGCTGCTGGTGACTCATCTCAAGGTGCTGACTCTGGTGCAACACCAACAGATCACGGTGGAACTAACCCAGCTGTTTTAAATGACGCTGCTGCTGGTACATCTGATTATAGTAGAGGTCAAGGTATGACAACTGCTAGTGCAGAAGCACTTGGTGATTCTTCAGGCAATCAGTTTGCTGAGATGGCTTTCTCAATTGAGAAATCTACGGTTACTGCTAGAAGCAGAGCTCTAAAAGCGGAATACACTATGGAACTTGCACAAGACTTAAAAGCAATCCACGGTTTAGACGCTGAAACTGAACTTGCAAACATCTTATCTGCTGAAATCTTAGCTGAGATCAATAGAGAAGTTGTAAGAACAATTTATATCAACGCAGAAAAAGGTGCTGCTGTTAACACAACTACAGCTGGTATCTTTGATTTAGACACAGACTCAAACGGAAGATGGTCAGTTGAGAGATTCAAAGGATTAATGTTCCAATTAGAGAGAGATGCTAATAGAATTGCACAAAGAACAAGAAGAGGAAAAGGTAATATGATTATCTGTTCTGCTGATGTTGCTAGTGCTCTTCAAATGGCTGGTGTTTTAGATTACACTCCTGCATTAAACAACAACCTTTCAGTTGATGATACTGGTAATACTTTTGCTGGTACATTAAACGGAAGATACAAAGTGTACATTGATCCGTACTCAGCAAATTCAGCTGCGAAACAATACTACGTAGTTGGTTACAAAGGTACTTCACCTTATGACGCTGGTATGTTCTATTGTCCATATGTGCCTCTACAAATGGTTAGAGCAGTTGGACAAGACACTTTCCAACCTAAAATTGGTTTCAAAACTAGATACGGTTTAGTTGCGAACCCATTTGCTGAAACTGGTGCGATCTCTGGATCTGCTACTGCAATCAACCACTCTGGTTCTGCAAATAGTAACAGATACTACCAAAGAGTACAAGTTGCAAACATAATGTAATATAGGTTGATCGTTGTTTACGATCTTATTAAGGGGCGGCCTCAAAACCGCCCCTTTTTTTTGGCATAAATAAAAGTATGAAGACATTCCTAAAATCAATTTCTTGTATTATTTTAATTGGCGTATTCTTTTTTCTATTGGCACAAGGTCTCAATTACTTACAAAGACCTAATCCTTTAGAGAATATAGAGAAAAGAATGGACGAAGCTGCCGAAAAAGATAGTAAACTAACAGAAAATGAGAAGAAACTCAAACAAGATTCCCAAACAAAAGAATGGGAAGAAGTAGATAAACAAACAGATAAATAGTAGTATGACTACTACAAACTCATATAAAAGGCAGCCTACTAAACAAGACTATGCTGATCCTACGAAGTTTAAATTTAATATTCTTAAATTACCTAAAGTAGAATATTTTTGTACACAGGTTAATCTGCCAGGTGTTAGTTTAGCAGATAACTATACACAACCTACACCATTTAGAAACATACCTTTACCTGGTGAAAAATTAGAGTACGAATCGTTAGCTATGACATTTTTAGTTGATGAAAATTTAGAAAACTATCAGGAGATACACGGTTGGTTAAGAGGTATAGGTTTTCCAGGTGGCCACGAGGAGTTTCAAAAACTTTTAAATAGTGGGGCAGACAGATTTCCTACATCTAAATCTAGTGTAATGGGAGACGCTGGTAGAGGTGGTAAATTTGCTGCTGCTAATACTGGTGGTCTGTTTTCAGACGCAACACTATCAATATTAACAAGTAAAAATAATCCTGTAACTGAAGTAAGATTTAGTGATGTATTTCCTATTTCATTGTCAGGATTAGCATACAATCAACAAGCAAGCGACACAGATTATCTAACAGCAAGTGTAACTTTTAATTATAAGATATATGATTTTGCAAGTACAAATGCTAGTAGAACATCTATTACAACCTCATAAACATTGACTTTTTAGTCAGTTTATGTTATATTGAATATATTATGGATTTAGAACAATTACAAGAAATAGCAGAAAAAGATTTAAAAATTAATGATACTGAATTAGATTTAGAGTCATTAAAAACACCTCAAATACACAACAAATATTTAAAACATTTAACAAAGTTTAAGTTGTTATTAACTAGAGCGCAAGACGATTTTACTAAAGTTAAAAGAGATAAGTGGGAATATTATACTGGTAAGGCAGACCCAGCTGTATATCAATTAAAACCTTTTAACTTAAAAATTTTAAAACAAGATGTTGACAAGTATATTGAATCAGATGAAGAATGGATCAAAGCAAATCAAAAAGTAAAATACTTGGAAACTATTGTTGATTTTTTAGATAGAACGCTTAGACAAATTAGTAATAGAACATTTACTATAAAGAACGCCATTGACTGGAGAAAGTTTACTAGTGGCGCTATCTAATAATGACAACCACACGATACCTCATCATAGATAAAAAGAACGAAGTCTATTTAAAAATAGAAGCAGACGCTGATATTCGTAGAGAGTTAGGCGAATACTTTACTTTTGAAGTGCCTGGTTTTAAGTTTATGCCTCAATATAGAAATAGAGTTTGGGACGGCAAAATAAGACTATTCAGTTATGCAACTGGTCAAATATATGCAGGACTATATCCTTATATAGTTGATTGGTGTAATAAGAATGATGTACAAATAGTTGACGGCACTAAAATTAAAGATGTACATATGAGTGCTGAAGATACAAATAGATTTTTAAAAGCATTAAAGATACCTAAAATACAAATAAGAGATTATCAAGCAGAGGCGTTTGTACACTCTATTAAAAAAGGTAGATGTTTACTATTATCGCCAACTGCCTCTGGTAAATCTTTAATAGTTTACTTAATGTTAATATACAATTTATTAAGATTAAAAGAAAAGAAACAAGATAAGATATTAATTATAGTACCTACAACATCACTAGTAGAACAATTATACAAAGACTTTAAAGACTATGGATATAATAGTGATCGTAATGTACATAGAATATATCAAGGACACGAAAAAGAAACAAGTAAAAGAGTTATTATATCTACTTGGCAATCAGTTTATAATCTACCTAAAAAATGGTTTCAACAATTCGGTATGGTTATAGGTGATGAGGCACATTTATTTAAAGCAGTTTCGTTAACAAAGATAATGACTAAACTAACTAATTGTAAATATAGAGTAGGTCTTACTGGTACTTTAGATGGCACTAAAACACATAAGTTAGTATTAGAAGGTTTATTTGGTACCGTAAATAAAGTAGTATCTACAAGTGAATTGCAAGAAAAGAAACAACTTGCTGATCTAAAAATTTTCTGTTTAATTTTACAACACGATAAACAATCCAGAGAGTTTTTGTTTGGTAAAACATACCAAGAAGAAATGGATTATTTGGTAAAGAATGAAAAAAGAAACAAGTATATTCGTAATCTAGTTTCATCTTTACAAGGCAACACATTAGTTTTGTTTCAGTATGTAGAAAAACACGGCACAGAATTAAAGAAACTAATAGAAGAAAAGAATCCTGAAAGAAAAGTATTCTTTGTGTATGGTGGTGTGGAGGCTGAAGAAAGAGAGAAGATAAGATTTATTACAGAAAAATCAGATGGTGCTATAATAGTTGCTAGTTATGGTACATTTTCTACTGGTATCAATATTAGAAATCTACATAATATAGTTTTTGCAAGTCCTAGTAAATCTCGTATAAGAAACTTACAATCAATTGGTCGTGGGTTAAGATTGAAAGATAACGAATCAAATGCAACTTTATATGATGTAGCAGATGATTTAACGCATAATGAAAAAGAAAATTATACCCTTTCACACTTTAGAGAAAGGATAAATATTTACAACGAAGAAGACTTTAACTATGAAATCCATAATGTGGAGTTAAAATAAATATGCACCAACCACAAGAATCAGTAAAGATATTAAAATTAATAAATGGCGAGGACGTAGTTGCCGTTTTGCCTACAGGTAAAGATCAACTACCAGATAATTCTCAATTATTAAGATTAAACAAACCTTTGTTAATTAAGTATGTTCCTCAAATGACAATGACAGGTTTTAAAGATTATATCGCATTAATTAAATGGTGTTCTTATACACCTGATAAGGTAATTACTATTCCTAAAAATAAGATTATGACTATAACAAATGCGACTACTGAAATGGCGTCTTCTTATTTTACAATTGCGACTAATTACGACCAAAAACCTGCACCGCTTAGACAACAAAATTATAAGACACAAAAACTGACAGACGAAGATAATGAAAAGATAAATGATATATTTGATGATTTTGAAGAAGATGAGGAAAAAACTATACACTAGTATAGCTAGCTTTCTCCCCAAACGCTTACACGCTCAATTATACATAAAACCGAAAAAAAGTCAATGCTGATTTGCTAAAACATTGACAAATATAGCGAAAGGTGTTATATTATATATTATGAGAAAAACTACAAAAAAAGAACATTATGTAAATAATAAAGAGTTTCTTCAGGCAATGATTGAGTATCGCAAGATGGTCAACAAAGCGAAAAGAGAAAAGAAACCGAAACCGCCAGTTACAGATTATATCGGCAGTTGTTTTTTAAAAATTGCAAACCATCTATCATACAGACCTAATTTTATCAATTATACATTTAGAGATGATATGATAAGTGATGGTATAGAGAATTGTTTACAATACCTAGACAACTTTAATCCTAAAACATCAAACAATCCTTTTGCGTATTTTACACAAATAATATACTATGCCTTTGTAAGAAGAATACAGAAAGAGAAAAAACAAGTTACAATCAAAAACAGACTTATTACAGAATCTAATTATGATGATATGACTTTGCAACCAGGTGAAGACAAAGAGTTTAAAAATCAATTTACAGAATTTCTTAAAAAGAATATGCCTATTGAGGAACAGCAAAAAATTGCAGACGCTAACGCCAAAAAGAAAAAGAAGAGGAAAAAGAAAACATCAAGTAATCTAAATTACTTTTTGAGTTATGAAAATAGCACTACTGAATGATACACACTTCGGTTGCCGTAATGACTCACCTGCATTTATTAAATATCAAAATCGTTTCTATGATGAATTGTTTTTTCCATATATCATAGAAAACAAGATTGATACATTAATACATTTAGGTGATGTGGTTGATAGAAGAAAGTTTATTAATTTTAATACCGCCCATAATTTCCAACAAAAGTTTTGGAAAAGACTATGGGATTTAAAAATAGATACACATATTATATTAGGTAACCACGATACTTATTATAAGAATACAAATAAAG